ATAATAAAAATTCTCGCCACGTCAATTGCCAAAACTCGTTAATCGTTAAGCCAACTTCAATAGCGAGAATAATTATTGAGTCCCAACTATAAAACCCTAATTTTTTTTTTCGTCCGTTTCCTTTTCTGGCTTTAAATCTGGAGTCATTGAGTCTTGCATATATTTCATAAACTCAACCAATTGTCCATCTTTTGCCGATAACCCACCAACTTGGTCAATCCATTCGCACACCTCAAATTCATCAAAGTCAATAGGTTTTTTAAGGCTCTTGCATCCACTTTCTGCTGCGGCTTGTACGATATGAACGATTGTATCTAAGTCATAAACCCCTCCAGATAAAACCTCAATTAGCTGCATTAGATTTTTATTCTCTAATTCGCAAAACCTTTTCATAGCCCAAGTTCCCCACTTTAGGTGGATTGTGTTGTTGTCAGTCTTTAATTCGTACATAGTTTTTTATTTATTATACAGTTTCAGTTTGTGCAATAGGAGGAACACTTACTACGAAAGTTGCAGTAAATTTAACATCATCTTTATCATCTGCAGTTACACCGAAATCGCTAATAAAGACTAAAGAACCAGCACCACCATAAGTGATATCACCTGCAGCTGGACTTGCTTTACCCATCTTAATTGCGAATAAAGTCTTAGCAGCGTGTGCAGTATATAATTGTTGGTAGCTATCTTTAGATGGTGTACCTGTTTCATCAATTGCAAAACCTTCACACTCAAAAGATTGAGAAAAAGAAGGTGCTGGAGTGTACTCGTTGCCACACTTAGATGTTGCATCTATTGTGTCATTAGTTGATGTTAAAGAGTTTGTAGTCAAACAAGCAACAGGCTTGAATGTACCATCATTGTTTATGTCAGCTAAGAGGATATAATCTCTACCGCTTACTTTTGTTTCTGCCATTTTATTTAATTTTAAATTTGAGTTATTATTATGTTATAAGTTATCAATACTCTAAAAACGTTATCTAAAGGATTTAAGCCGTCTAAGTTTCTTACACTTTCAACACTTAAACTTGATGCCGTAAATCCGTTTGCCAATGTTATATTGGTGTCCGAATTAATTGCAGTCAAGACTAAGTCGCTTATAGCTTCAGCACGTTTATAACCAAAGTTAGCATTTTTTGTAATAATATCAACTGTGATGCTAATACTATTTGTGTATCCAGCTTTGCCTTGGTCTTGGCTTGATGTCCTACCTGTCATTACAATATACTCATCCCCTGCTCCTTCTGGCGCAAAACCATCGTAAACAACCAATCCACTCGCACTTGTCAAGTTAGTATAAAACCATTTCTTTATTTCTATATTAGGATTTAACATCTAACAATTTTTTTAGTCTTTGTATTAATTTTGGCTTTTCCGTTTCATACGAAGGTATTAAAAAAGGTTGAGGTCGCATTCCTTTTTGTAATATACTCCTTGCAATAACATAAGCTAATCCTCTGTCATTTTTGCCATCCCCAATGCCTTTTCGCTTAACCCATAAAGTCAAAGCATCAACAAAGTCCTTAAACTTACCGCCTTTTTGACCTTTAAATTGTGCAGCATAAGATGTAAAGTCAGCTGGAACATTTACTTGTGGACCAGTACCAAATTCTACATACGGCGAATAAGATGCCTTTGATTCAACCCCAAATGTTAATTGGCTTTCTTGTACTAATGCTATTTGATTCCTTAGTTGACCGAAATTGACAGGTGCAAGTCTTTTGGCATCGGTTAATATCTTTATAGCCGAAGCGTTAATCTCATCCCCAACATCTTGCTTTAATTTCCCATCAATGTTCTTTAAAGCATCTTGAATGTCTTTTAGTCCATTTAAGTTAACGCTAAATGCCATTACTTGTAAATTATTAACTCCAAGAACCTATTTTGGTTCTCTACGTTCTTAATGGAATGTATTGTAAATCTATCGCCTTCAACCTCTACTTCATCCGAATCTGTTATAGTAGCTCCATAACGAATATAAAGCCTATTTCTTTGGTCAAATTGCAATTCTGCCTCTCCTACCTCACGAACTTGATTATCTGGTCTTAAATCGCCCCAAACTGTGCTTTGTAGGGCAAATGTGGTTGTGTATCCACCTTGACCATCACTTGTTCTTGTGGCAGCATAGATTTTAACCTCACGAGTCATCGTGTTGGCATCAACGTAATTTGCTTTCGCTTTTCCTAACTTCATATTATAATATTGGGCTTATTCTTGTCCATCTTTGACAGGCTTTCCAAGATTTCTCACAAATACCAGAATCACCATCCAAGCCTCTATTTTCATAGTCATAAGAGATTTGGTCTAATATGGCTAACTTAAGGTCTTTAGGGATAGTTGTATAACCAGCCTCATAAGTAGCCTTTAAGTTGGCATATCTTGGTGAAACTAATTTAGGGAACTCATTTCCTATCAATTGTAAGTTAGGAGTTGTAACCTCTAATCCGTCTTGTTCCATATCAAACAACTCAAACGTATCAATGTCAATTGGTCCAAAAGGAATCTCAAAATTACCACTAACATTGTTAAAATAAGTAGTTATGTCTTTTGGTATTAAACTCAATCCTGTTGCCACTTCAATAGCCTCTCTTGCTTGTGTAATCATTAACGTAATTAAAGTATCTTCAGCGGTTGTAGTAACACGGCAATATAATTTTGCTTCTGCTAAAGTAACTGGCTCAACTATTGGTGCGATAGGAACGGCACTAAAGTCATTAATATAATTATTATAAAACATACCCTTTTTTTTACAAAATTACTTAATTTATTCCAATAAAAAACCCCCACCGAATTGGTAGGGGTCATTATTTACTAAACCTTTAGAACTATACGTTACCCATATCTGCATAGATAGCAGATGTAGTCAACATTAAGTTGATGTCTTCGTAACACTCAATACGAGCAGTTACCAAGTTCTTTTGGAAGTTTTCGCCATTCTCATAAGAGAATTCAATTGCTAAACCTTCAACTTCAACTCTTTCTAAGTAGCTATTGTCAAAGATTAATACTTTGTCATCTGTTACCCAAGAAGCAGATACAACAGGTACACCCCAGATTGTGATTCCGCCATTAGGAGAAACGATAACACTACCATTACCAGCATAGTAACCAGCAGCAACAGTTGCTTTCAATAAGCGACCCATTTGCGTTTGAGATACTAAAGCATAAGAAGGAACGAAGTTTGCAGTCTTTTGGTTACCGATGTAATCAATCAATTGTAATAAATCGTTAGTTTCAGCAGTTGTAGTTGAACCAGTTGCAGCACCAGATACAGTTGAGAAGAACGCAGCGTTTTCAGCCTTGAAGAAATCTCTTTGTAACATTCTTGGTAAAGTCTGTGTCATAAATGGTAAAGACTTTAACATTTGCTTAGAGAAAGTTGAGAAACCAGCTAAGTAGTCGTTTACAACTTTAACTTCAGTCAAAGAGTAGTTGTTCTCACCTTTGTCAGCACCTTCAGTTTGAGCAGCAATGTTGTTAGTCAAACCAGCGTTCTCACGATAGTAAACATACAATCCGCTTTCGCTTCTTACTGTTGGGATTAAATCACGGAAGTTGATGCTTTGAGCAGGTTGGATAGCTGGATTTGGAGCATAAGATGCTTGTGCATCACCAGTTAAGTTACCACTTAAAGTCATAGTCTTAACGTCAGATAAATCTAAACGATACTTACCATTGTTCTTTAAAGACTTTTCCATTGCATCAAAGTTGCCATCTAATTTTTCTAAGATAACCTCATCAATGTGCTTTACTTCTTTCTTAGCAGCTTTCTTTTGTGCAGCTAATTGTCCGTCAATTTGTTTTTGTAACTCGTCTTTTACAACAGTTACTTGTGCAGACACTTCTTTAATTTGAGCTTCTGCATTAGCTTGAAAACCTTTAAGGTTCTCAGCCATTTCGTTGATTAAATTTTCCATTTTTACTTTTTAAATAGATTGTTAAATTGCTTAATTGCCTTTAATACTTCCTCGTTATTTTTTTCTTCTACCACTGGTGTCGGCTCAACTGCTTCTGCGGGTTGAGTGATTGTTTCAGTAATTTCCAAAGCCAATAACTCGGCTTGTATTTGTTTTATTTGAATCTCCATTAAAGCAAAGGTGTCATCTGTAAATGTACCACCTCTAAATGCCTTAATTAAGTTTTCTAATCTTATTGATAAGTTTTCTTTAGTTTCTTTGAACTCACCCTTGAAACCCAATGTTGGTGTTTCTGGATTAGCACCCCAAAGAACCGCTGAACCTTCATATAGTTTTAACTCCGTGATTGTACGCACACCAGTCTTTTGGTTTACATCCGACTTTAACGTACTAAAACCGATTGAGTGTTGATTGATTAAACCAGCTTCATATAACTTGATTGCATCTTCGCCACATTCAGTTTCTATTAAGTCAGTAACCGCAACAAGCATATCGCCTTCTATGTATAACTCTTTAGGCTTACCCAAAGTGTGTGCCATATCTGCTTTGTGGTCTACTAAAGACCAAATCATATTTTTGCCTTTTGGTCCACGTTCTTTGATAGTCTTGGTAAACGCTTCAGCAACGATAATATCGTTATCCAAATCAACGTTTCCAATTCTTGACCAACACGCTTTTACTGTTCTTGATTCTGGCTCTATATCCAAAATCATATCATTGTAGCTTTTGTTTTCAATCTTACTCATATAACAAAGTTATTAATTTTTTTTAATCTGCTAACAAATCTCTTATTAAGTTAGAAATTTGCATCAAAGCCACGTTATTTATTAAATTCCACACCAAGCCCATATCGCCCATAGGTGGATTATCCTGTAACCTTTTTGGCTTACCATCTGTTCCTCTTACCGCTTCATATCCTAACGTACAACGGCAATTGATAACATCCCCAGCACTTCCGCTTGGGTCGCAAGGATGTAACATTTGCTCAAAACCGCCATTCTTAGTTTTAACATTAAATTTTTCATCGTATGCTACTTTTATACCATCCATATGATAATGGTCAAACATATCTCGTGGCACTCGTCTTGTTCGGTTATCCCTCGCTGCTATCCACTCCTTCATAGTTACAAGTCCAGTTGCAGCCGTGCCTACCATAGAGCCAATGTTCGCTGCTCTACCTGTTTCTGTTCTTGCTATCATTTCGGCTCGGTAGTCCGTTATACCAGCCGTTCTTAATAGCTTGATTGTTTCTTGCATTGTCAAACCTTCTTCAACCGACTTGATTAAGTATTGTTGAATTTGGTTCTTTGTTGTTTGTGTTATTTCGGCAGCTATATTATCTAATCCTTTTAATTCAAGATAAGTCAACATCACATAAGTAAACAAGTCAGTTTGCTTACTTTTAAATTCCTCTGGTCCGTAATAACCTTTAACCGATTTAGAAACGTTTTTCTCGGCAATTTGTGCCATCTTAACGCCCATTGCAATATGAACGTTTTGGATGGTCTTTTTTATCTTCTTATCGCTTATAGCGTTTAAATCTTGGGTATCGCAATAAGTATCCACTTGCCTTTGTAGTTCTTTCTTGAACTTAGGCGAATAGGTTTTTATTGCGTTTGCATATAGTTTTCTATAATCTTGCCAAATCATTTGTTAGGATTGTATGCCCAATTCTTTAAGGAAATATCCCTCTTAGATGGACACTCTTTGTTTACAGGTTTACCTTGCTCCATATTTTTCATTCTACTAACAAAGCTAATCGTTCTATTTGCCGACTTAACTTCATTTGCACCCCAATCAGCTTTTTTCTTGCTTAATAGATTTAAGTTCCTATTTACAGGACTCCTATCTAATGAAGCTAAACGTGAGCATTTAGTTTCACTCCAAGCCTTTAACTCCGAGTAAGACATATTCACTGTATCGTGATACTTTGCGTAAACTTCATCAATAACATCTTGAAGGTCGGCTTTTAGGTCAACCTTTAAATCAAATAACTTATCAATAATCTCTTGGCTATTCATTTGGTAGCGTTAATGGTTGAAATTCATCTGGACTTTGTAAACTTGAAGGAATGTATAATTTTTCCATTTCAGCTTGGTCAATGTAAGGTGGAATCTCTAATCCCATAATATCCATCTTTTGCTTTGGTGCAATCCACCAAGCCTTATCCAACCATTCAACTTGCTCCGCTTTGTTAGCTTCTAATTCGCTATAAACAGTAGGGTCAAAGTCAACATAAATATCGCTTCCACGATAACCCCAATCCGAATGTAGTTTTCTATTCAAGTTATCTCTAATACCAACCAACAAAGGAATCGCACAACGTACTGTCAATGCTTTTTCGCCCTCTCTTTGGTTGTTGTAAGTCTTGTTGTCAGCATCGTTTAATAATTGAGATGGTACTCCGTAAATATTACAAAGTGCTTTCATATCCCACTTTTCACTTTCAATGATGTCTAATTCAACAGGACTTAATCCGATTTGTTTCCAGTCTACTTTGTAGCCACTAACCGCAATAGAATTAAAGTTAGCAGAACCACCTTTTTCGCTTACTGCTCTCTTAAGTGCTTGTGCTTGTTGTGTTCCACTAATAGGGTCAAACCTATCATCATTCATAAAAAGAACTCCAGCTGGACCACCATTCTGGAAAGAAGCAACCGCTGCAGTCTTGGCTTCGTTTGAACGAGTCAAGTTTTTCGCAGCAGCCATCAATGGTGATTGACCATATAGTTGATTCCCAGTTGTATTCCATTGTAAGTTTATGTATTTATCTTGTAGTACTTCTTGTTTAGTAAAGTTCCATAAAGGACCATAATTTAATTGGTAACCGCTAATCGTTGGAGGAAAGTTTTGAATGTCCGCTAACACGTACATATATTGAGAAGGAAGCACGTACATTTCATAAGGCTTACCATTATTGTTACCACCTTCAATCATCTTTGCGTAAACAAAAGAATTACCTGTAACCAATTTAAAAGTACACCAAGCCTCAACGAAATCGCCAAAGGTATCTTCTTGGTTAGGGTATTTTAATAACTCGTTTAATCTTGCATCACCTGTATATAATTCAAACGCTTTCTTGTGTAGCTTTTCAACATCTTTCCAGTTCTCAATCTTATCTGGTTGGCTCATTAAAGCCTTGTATTTCTTTGCAAAAGTTTCATCCACTACTTTGTAAACGTGGAATGGAGCAAGTTTTGCCTTGTCCGCAATTAATTTAACGATTGAATAAACTATGTCATTTGCTGAATAACCATCATTTACGAAACTAATGTTATCGCCACCTTGCCAAGTTATTATTCCTTGTTGTATTGCAACTTGTCCGTTAAAAGGAATTTGTGGTAGTACAGTTGATAGTTTTTGTCTTTTAGTAAAAAAGTCAAGTAATCCCATTATATATGAATTTTAACAAAGTTAGACAATTTATCCTAAAATACCGACACCTCAAATTTAGGCTTGGTTAAATGTGTAAACACGGCATACCTACAAGCATCCATCAAGTCATCATTTGCCTTTACAGGTTCTTCTATTACGTTATCGTTTTTATCCTTTTTCCATTTGTAAGACATAAACTCCCTTCTTAGGTTTTTGCTATTGTAGTGCAAGTTTATTGGATAAGATTTCATTTTAACTATTCCTGCCCATACATCCTTTTGCGCTGGTTTAATATTAAAGCCTTGTCGGTAAAGTTCCTCAATTGATTTAGGCTCGGCTGCATCCGCATAGATTGTGGCTCTTTCTGGTAACTTTTCCTTAATCAATCTTGATAGGTCGCTTAAAGTTAATCCGCTTTGGTAAACTATTTCCTCAAAGTAGTTTTGTCCTTCATAGTGCGTAACCTTAACTAAAGCAGCTGGGTGAACGTAACCAAAGTCCAATCCGTAAAACACATCCCCATCTGGTGCTTCATCATATTGTTTCCATTGAGTATAAATAATTTCCTTTGCCGACCCTCGTTCCCCTAAGCCGTAAACTTTCCACATAAAGTCATCCGGTAAATCTTTGTATTGCTCAATGTTTCTTATTTGGCTTTCGCTAAGGTTTGAGATATTGTTTAGGTAGGTAGAATGGATGCGTTTGTTCTTTGGATTGTCCGCTACTTCATATACCCAAGAAATAAAGTCTGCAGGATTCCAATCTAAGAATGCTTGTTCAGTAGTACGAATCAAAAGCTGGTCAAACAAAGCCTTACTAATTAGGTTTGCCTCGTTTACGAATAATATATCTCTTGCTGGTCCTTTTGCTTTGTCTGGGTCTTCTAATCCAAATAACTCAATATATGAGCCGTTCTTAAACGTATAAATAAAATCGGTATATCGGAAATCCTTTTCATCCCAAATGTTCCATTGTTCAAGTATGTTTTTAAAATCCCTATAAACACCACGCTTAATATGTGGTAGTGAATGTGATACGCACGAAATTCTTGTGTTAGGCTTGGTTAAAGCAATGTGGATTAGCAACTGAACAACTGAATAGCTTTTGCTTGACCTTGACCCACCTTCATTGCATATTATTGGATAACCTTCCTCGTATGCCTTTTTATTGGCATAGAAGACAGGAGTAGCCTTAATCTTTAATTGGTTGACAATCTGCATCTGGTTCTATTGTGATTTGCACATTACCCTTTATGTCAGCGGTTATGTCGGTTGTTTGTTTAGGTCTTCCCTCTAATCTATCTAAAAGGATTTCGTAAGCCTTTAAATCGCCTTTTCTCGCCTTTGCTATTATCTGCATATCTAATTGCTCGGCTATGCTAAACTCTTCTTCTTCTCCTGTAACTGGGTTGCGTACCTTAGTAACTAACTCCAATAAACGTAAAAGTCTTGTCTTGCTATGTTGCACTCCTTTAGGTTTACCAGCAGGATTACCGCTTACACCTTTTGGAAATGGAGTTAAATTTTGTTCATTTGCCATATTCACTGAATTTTCACTGATTTACAAAGTTATACTTTAAACCATTGCAACCAAATTTGATGTGCAATTTGGGCAGTCATTACAGGTGGAACACTCATTCCAATAAGATATTTAGGTTTAATTGTTTTAAAGTTATAATCTAAAGGGTATGTTCCAATTTTACAATATTCATTAATTGTTAATTCCATTGGTTTTAAATAATGGCAATTAGTTCCACCACTTGTAATTGTACTAACTACATTATTTGGACCAGTTTTATACATAAAACCAAAAGTATTTCCGCTTGGTGCTTTAGGATTTGTTCCTTGATTAGTTTTATGCCATTTTTCTGTATAAGAATTACTTAATAAATCTCTTTTACAATTTATTGTATCTTCTATCTGTCCATAAGTAATTGGTTTCTCGTTAAAGTCTAATATTAAAGGCTTAAAGTTTAGTTCTTTCTTATGCCCTATAAAAAATACCCTTTCCCTTCTTTGAGGAACACCCATAGAAGCTGCATTTAAAAGGAATATTTGTACTTTATATCCAGCTTGTTCCATTGTTTGAATAATCTTTTTGGCATATGCTTTAGCATTACCTAAAATAATACCTTTAACATTTTCCAATAAAAATACTTTAGGTTGTAGCTTTATAATTGTATTGCAATACTCAAATACAAGGTCATCTAAAGTTTGAACAGCTTGACCTTCCCTAAATTGCTTTTCTTTACCCCAAGCCTTTTCTCTACTCCCAGCCATTGAAAATGTAGAACAAGGTGGACTGCCATCTAATAAATCAAGGTTATAAAGTTCTTCCGGCAAATCAGTTCTTTGATTAAATAACCTAATATCTTCATTATAAAAGTGCTTTGGATTGTGGTTTGTTTTATAAATATCAGCTACTTGTGGGTCTATTTCAACTCCACCAATGTGATTATATCCAGCTAATTTATACCCCATTGTAGAACCGCCTCCACAAATAAACGTACCAAATACCTTTAAATTATGTTTTTCTATTCCTTTTGCAGGATAACCATCTGATAAATTCCAATTGTAAGGGAATTTATGGTCATTATATTCGTACTTAATCATTGCCTAAAAGTTTCCAAATAGCTTGTTCTGGTGTAGCTGCTATTTTATGTAATTGTTCTTTTACTAAATGATATTCATCTTCTGTATACTTTAAAGTTATAGTCATTGAATCACTTACATCATCAAGGCTTAATTCTTTATTTTGATTTGCATATCCACCAGCATCAAAATTTGGTATGTCAAGACCCCATTCGGTAAGTAATTGCTCATCCCAATTGTTTGCAAGATCATCCCAATCCCACTCGCCGTATCCTACATTGTCCTTTACAATAAACTCTTTCTTTTGTTTTTCGGTTAGTTCTTTTGCTTGTTTTACAGGAACATCTTTAAGTCCAGCTTCAATACAAGCCTTTAGCCTCATATTGCCACCTAATACGATATTGTTCTCATCAATCACAATAGGTCTAAGTTCAAGCATTTGTGGGAAGTCTTGGATTGACTTAACCAGCTTCTTAAACTTGCCATCTTTAATGATTCTTGGATTGTTGGGGTTAGGCTTGATTTCGTTGATGTTCATTTATCGGTTTTTAGTTGGTGTTCGTATTGATGGCATTTGTATAATTGGCTTCTTTTTGATTTGCTCAAAGCCTACAAAATTGCCACACTTATTGCACTTAAATTGAATCGTAGTTAGCTCGTTTTCCCAAGCATATCCTTCAACTATTGATTTGCACTTACAGGTGTATATTCTTTTACTTAAAGTGTTTTTCATCGCCCTTGTCTGTTATATGGTTTAACTGGCTTATCCTTTGGACCAGATGTTTTTTTGTACTTGCCACACTTTCTTTTGCCAAATGATACTTTGTTATTGCTGCTTACTTTTGCCATAATTGTTTATTAAATCTGCCATAAAATCAAATCTTTGTTCTTGTGTTTCGCCAAATACATAATGCGTAGTTCCATCAATGTCAAAAACATAGCAAGAATAACCTGCTATTTCTTGCTCTTTGCACGTTTCAAATATGTTATTTGTATTTGTCAATTAATTCGTTTAATTCAGTTCTTGTCCATTTCTTTAGCCTATTGTTAACCGCCTCAAACTCCAACTCTTTAACCGCTTTTTCACCAATCCTTTCAACAAGTCCTATTCGGTACATCGCTTGGTTTCCGTGCTTAAACATATTGCACCCAGCACATTGCAAGTGTATATTCCATTCGTTAAACCTTAAAGCACTAAATCCTTTAACCGCAAAATAATGTCCAGCTTGATTACCATTGTAACTTCCGCAACTAATACAAGGCAATCCTTCATCTCGCTTCCTTATGTACGCATTAACTACCTTTTGGGTCTTTTCTAACAACTTTGGTAAAGGTATCAATGGCATAAAGCAAAATTAGGGTTACTTTTTCAATCTAACAACACATAATCTATCGTTATGCTTGTATCGTTTTTTGTTTATTGGGTTCATATAGGTCATTATGGTCTTGTAGTCAGTACCTAAAAACCTTATAGCCTTTGCTATTGACCTAAACCATATTTCCTCTTTTGTATCTAAATAAATTAATTTAACCTCAATGTTATTGTCTATTCCTGTCATCTCAATAATCGTTTAATTTCAAAGTATAAATGTGCAGTTAAATAAATGCAACAAGCTAAAGGAACACTAATCAGCGTAAACTTTAGCAATTCATAAATAAATGTTAATTGTTTCATAGTTGGTTTTGTAAAAATAGGTACAAAGTATATCTTTTGCACTCATTTTTGATAAATATTTCATTATTTAATTTCTCTAAGTCTTTAGGTGTTTTAGCCATAACCTTGTAATGTGCTATTATCTTTTTCTTAATCTGGTCTGCCTTGTCTTGGCTAAGATTTTCCTTGTTTAGTTCCTTTCGTTTCCATAGTACATCAAAAGCCATTGTATTTAGCAACTCCCAGCCTCTTTTAGCCGACTTATTCCAGTTTTCGTACAATGCCTCAATAATTTCATCATCGTTGATTTTAGGCACTTCTATTGGTTGCGGTTCTACATAGGTTTTTTGTCTTACTTGTAAAGCTATCGGCTTATACGCTGCCATCACATCCCCAAAGAATTTAGGGGTAAACATAATAGCTTTATCAACTGATAATTTCCCCATTGCGTAAAGTTCAAAAGCTACTCCAAGTTCCTTTAGTTTAAAGTTGCCATAGTTTTTAATTACAAATTCGCAAAGGAATTGAAACAATTCTATTGTAGGTGTTTGACATCCGCTTAAAGCAATACAGGTTTTTAAATGCTCTTTTACCTCAATAGGTGAGCATCTGCTAACACTCATTGTATCTAAAGCAACCACAACCTTTAATTCATCTGGTTCAAGTTTATTATAGATTTCTAAGGGCATTGGATTGCTGCTCTGTAAAAGTTGGTTTGCGATTGTAGCTAATTCCTGTTGCATTTGTTTCGTTTTTAAGTGCAAAAAAACCCTTCCAGCCTTTTGCTAATGATTGTTCAATTATTTGTAGTGCAATTTGTTCATTTCCATTTGATAGTTTTACCAAGTCTTTTAAAGCTGCTTGTTCGCTCTGTGGTGTAGCGTATGTAAACTTAAATTGTTTTCTTTTAAATTCCTTCCACATTTCCCAATAATTTAAAAATTCTTCGCTTTCAAATGGCATTATTACCATTACCTTAACCTTATCCTTAACCATTACCTTATCCATAACCATATCCTTGTCCCCTTGCAAGGGGCTTTCAAGGGGCTTAAAGTTATCTATTTCGTTTTTATACTTTTCTAAACTTTTGATTATTCCAGTATGCGCTTTGTTGTTTTCACTTAAACCGCTTGGATATTGAAACTCAATAAAACTTGGTATAAACCACTTTGTCCCATTATCTAAAGGAATTATTTTTTCCGCAAAATATTGTATTGCCTTTTTCTCATCCAACTTTTCGCCAATCCTTATTTCAGCTACTTCTAAATCAACTTGCCATATTCCAGAATGGTCGCAATCATCACAAATGTATAACCAAAGGAGCTTGTAAGGGGCTTTTAAAGACCTTATAAAAGGCTTTTTCCACTTTTCTGTATCAGTAAATCTTTTTGCCATAAAAATAAAAAAGGCTCTCGGCTTCCACCCCAGTCGGATTAGGGTTTCAGCTTTGAGCCAATAAGTTAGTATAAGGTATCCGACACCTTTGTACAAAGTTAAACTAATTAACCGAATATTGTGCTATTTGCTTTTTATTTTTTAGCTTAACAATGGTAGTTTTAATGTTCATTCCATCGTTTCTAAGGTCAGCTATTCGTGCTGCTAATCTAAAGCATCCGAACTTGTTTAAAGCATCAATAGGGGTTAATTTTCTACCTTTATTTAGGTAGTTTGCAATTTGTTGGTTTTGGCTCATAGTTTTAAGTTTTAAGTTATTTTTGAAATTGTCTTATATCTAAATTATAATCTGATAATGCACAATGTAAAGCATTATTTATAGTATTTGCATATTGTAAATTGCTATCTGAAGAATTAGGATACTCTAATATTTTATGTGTTTTATTATATAATTCACTAATAGCTTTAATAAAATCTTTTGAAGCCATTATATTTTCATATTCTAATTTTTCATCTTTATTTGATAAATCAAATGTTAATGTTGCTTTCATAGTTGTAGGTTTTAAATTTGCGCTTTACGTTATCGCCCAACGAGGGGTTGTTTTAGAATGGTAAATCGTCTTCTGATTCTTGTTGGTTTACGGCAAATTCCTTTTTACCTGTTGGTGCATTATAAGAAACTTGCTTACCTCTGCCACAGTAGTTTTTCTTTGCTTTTTCTGCTCGTTCATCCATTGTTTGGTTGTTCCATACTGTGTGCGTGTTTCCTTTGTCATCTGGTTGCTTTAAAAAGTCGGTTGCTACGTTTGCGTAGTGTTTGCCGTTTTTAGCTTCTTTCCAGTTAATTTCCTCTTTGCAAATGTTTAATACAATCATTGTTTTTAGTTTAATGTTTATTTAATTGTTCTTGTTCTAATGCTATTTCGTTTTGTCTATCTTGTTCTATTTCTTCCTCATCTTCTTCTTCCCAGTCGCAATGTTCTAAACAATCTGGACAAATTCCAATTTCCTCCATTGTGGTATGTGCGCC